AGACAGAGGAAACGGTTGAAGTTCAACCGGATGAATCTGTTGAGGAAACCGCTGAAAGTGAAGAAGCAGAGGAGCAAGTCGAACAGGAACCCCAACTGCCAACCACCTTAAAGGTTAAGGTGAATGGCGAAGAGGTTGAGGTCACCCTGGATGAATTGCAGAAAGGTTATTCACGGCAGGCGGATTACAGCCGAAAGACGCAGCAACTAGCGGAAGAGCGCAAGGCTTTTCTGTCTGAAGCTGAAGCCATTCGGCAGGAGCGGGCACAATATGCCACGCTTCTTACTGCCCTCCAGCAGCAGTTGCAGGCCACCACTCAACTTGACCAACAGCCTGATTGGGACCGTCTTTATGATGAAGACCCCATTCATGCGACCAAGTTAGAGCGCCAGTGGCGTAAAGCGCAGGAAGATCGGCAAGCTAAGTTGGCGGCTATCCAAGCCGAACAACAGCGTGTCGGACAGGCGCTTGAACAGCAAACTGCCGAGCAGATGAAGGCTATACTGATTAACGAAGCGCAGCGGTTGCCTGAAATCATTCCTGAGTGGAAGGATGAAAAGGTGGCGGCTGAAGGCAAGAAGCAGTTGCGTAACTGGCTTGTGGACCAAGGGTTGAATGAAGTTGAAGTCAACTCTCTGCACAAGGCGGAACACGTTTCAATTTTGCGGAAGGCCATGCTTTATGATTTGGGCCAGCGTAAGGCTCAAGCCGCAGTAAAGCCGCAACCAGTAGCGACAAGGCCGGTTAAACCTGGCTCCGCTGCGGTGGCACCCGGTAGTAAGAGTGTGACAGATGTAACCCGTGCAAAGCAGCGTCTCGCTAAGACCGGGACTGTCAACGACGCCGCCAGCGTTTTGGCGGCAATGCTCTGAAAGGAAATCGGCTATGACTATCGTTACCAATACCTTCACGCGGTATGATGCCAAGGGCATCCGTGAAGACCTGGCGAATGTGATCTATAACATCTCGCCGGAAGAAACCCCGTTCCAGTCTAACACTGCCCGCGTGAACGTGAAGAACACGTTTTTTGAATGGCAGACCGATAGCCTGGCGGCGGCTTCCACCACCAATGCGGCGCTTGAAGGTGATGACATTTCGTCCTTCGATGCCGTTACCGCCACAACCCGCCTGGGTAACTACACGCAGATCAGCCGTAAGACGGTTGTGATCTCCGGTACCCTGGAGAGTGTGGACAAGGCTGGCCGCCGTTCGGAACTCGCCTATCAGATGGCGAAGAACGGTGCCGAGCTGAAGCGCGATATGGAGGCCATTCTTCTGGCGTCCAAGGCCGCGAATGCCGGTAACAACACCACGGCGCGCCAGACTGCGGGCCTTCCCGCGTTCCTGCGCACCAATACCAACAAGGGTTCGGGCGGTTCTGACCCCACCGTTTCTAACGGTGTTGTGAACGCCACCCGTGTTGATGGCACGCAGCGCACTTTCACGGAAACCATCCTGAAGGATGTTATTTCCAAGGTGTGGACGCAGGGCGGTACGCCGAAAATCCTGATGGTTGGCCCGTTCAACAAGCAGGCGGTTTCTGGTTTCGCTGGCATTGCCGAAATCCGTTACAATCAGGCGACCCCTCGCCCGACTGTGATTATCGGCGCTGCTGACGTTTATGTGTCTGACTTTGGCGCAGTGTCTGTGGTTCCCAACCGCTTCCAGCGTGAGCGTGATGCGTTCGTGCTTGACCCGGAATATGCGGCCACTGCCATCCTTCGCCCGATCCAGACGATGGACCTGGCGAAAACGGGTGATGCGGAAAAGCGCATGATGCTTTGCGAATATGGCCTGATGGTTCGCCAGGAAGCCGCGCACGGCATTGCTGCTGACTTGAACGCGTCGTAATTTGATAGGGGCTGGCGGGTAACTGCCAGCCCCACTTCATGGGTGAGGCATGACCGAAAAGATTTTCAATATTGATCCGCTAAGCGGGATTAAATCGGTTTGGCATTATGATGATGCCACGGACACCGCTTTTATCGAAAAGCGCCAGGACGTTACCGCCATTGTTGAGGCTAACAAGGCGGCGATGAATGAAGATCATGGGCGCTACGGCGAATGGAATAAGGTGGCGACCATTCCGCTGAGTGTTTACTATGATTTGAAGATGAAGGGCATTGCCGATGATCCGGTTGCCTTCAAGAAGTGGTTGAATGACCCAGATAATAGGTATTTCCGCACCAGGGCGGGGCGGGTTTAATGAGAAAGACAATTTCAGTGTGTGTCCCTTGCCGGGATGTGGTGGATAGCGGGTTTGCCTTTGATTTGGCCCGGTGTATGGCGGCCCATACGGCTTCTACCAATGACCGGGTTCTGCTGTTCCAGAACCAAGGGACGCTGATTGTAAACCAGCGCCAGGAACTGGCTCAGGCGTCTTTGGATGCGGGCGCCACCCATATCATCTTTATTGATGCCGATATGCGATTCCCAAAGGATTCTATTTTCAAGTTGCTAATGGCTGATAAGGATATTGTTGCAGCTAATTACTGCACAAGAAAACTACCTTTACGGTCTGTGGCGTTTGCTGACGATAGTAGCCAAGAGCGGGTATATTCTGGCCCTGATGACACGGGCTTACAGGCTGTTGCGGCGGTTGGTATGGGCTTAATGGCGATTAAGGCGGAGGTTTTTGAGAAGATGCCGAAGCCTTGGTTCCACATTCACTACCAAAATGGTGTATATAGTGGCGAAGACATTTGGTTTTGCCGGGGCGCGCGGGAAATGGGTTTTGAGGTATTTATCGACCACGATCTAAGCCAGGATGTGCGCCATTCTGGGGCGTTTGAGTTCTCTAATGCCCATGCGTTTGCGGCGAAGGGTGAATAATTATGGCGATCACCAGCTATAGCACGTTGCAGACTGCGGTGGGCGATTGGCTCAATCGGTCTGATTTAACGACTGTAATCCCTGATTTCATTGCTTTGGCTGAATCGCAGTTCAACCGCGTTTTGCGCCACCGGAAAATGGTGGAGCGTGCCACGGCTACGTTGGATAGTGAATATAGCGCCATGCCTGCGGATTGGCTGGAAAGCATCCGCTATCAGATTAACACCAATCCAATCACGGTGATGGAGTTTGTTTCCCCTGACCAGGCAGCGGTCTTGAAGGGGGCTTATTCTACCAGTGGGAAGCCAATCTTCTATAGCCAAATTGGGCAGCAGTTTCAGGTTATCCCAGGGCCTGATAGTGGGTCTGCCTATACGGGCGAATTGACCTATTACGCCAAGATACCGGCTTTATCGGTTAGTAATACCAGCAATTGGCTTCTGGCTGATTCGCCGGATATTTACCTTTATGGTTCATTGCTGCAATCGGCGCCGTATTTGCAGGATGACCAGCGGTTGAATACCTGGGCTGCCATTTATCAGCGTCTGATTGATGATATCGCTGTATCAGATCAGCGCAGCCGAATGGCGACTAGTTCACTTCGTATGCGGGCAAGGAGCCTTGGTTAATGACCACCAACGCATTTACCAACTATCTTGAAAACAAGATCATGGCTTATGTGTTTAGCGGCACGGCATATTCGTCGCCGTCTGCAAGTCTGTATGTTGGGTTGTTTACTGCGGCGCCAGGCGAAGCTGGTGGTGGCACTGAGGTATCTGGTAATGGGTATGCCCGCAAGTCGGTAACCATGACCACCAGCGGAAACGCCAGCACTAACAGCGCTGCGGTTGAGTTTGATACCGCAACTGGCTCTTGGGGTACGGTTACTTATGCTGGCGTGTTTGACGCACTAACTTCTGGCAATTTGCTGGCTTATGGCGAACTTACCGCAAGCAAGACGATTGCTTCTGGCGATGTGTTCCGTATTCCTGCTGGCGATCTCGATATCACGTTGGAATAGGATAAAAGCCGATGGCTTTTGTTATTGCTGACCGGGTTCGGGAAACAACCACTACTACCGGAACTGGTAATATTACACTTGCCGGAGCGGTCGGTAAGTTTCGGGCATTTTCTGCCGTACTCAGCACTGGCGATACCACTTATTATTCTATCGTCGATCAGTCTGGGACTGATTGGGAAGTTGGTATTGGGACATTTACAGCGCCATCTACTTTGGCGCGTACTACAATCCTTTCATCTTCAAATAGTGGGAACGCGGTTAATTTTACGACTGGCACCAGGGATGTGTTTATTACGCTTCCTGCGCCGAGAACGGTTACTTCTATAAGCGGTGGGACAACTGGGTTAACGCCATCTAGTGCAACTTATGGGAACGTTACACTGGCTGGCACATTGGCTGCCTCAAATGGTGGTACAGGCCAGACAAGTTTTGCAGTTGGTGATCTCCTTTATGCCAGCACCACCACGGCGCTATCTAAATTGGCTGACGTTGCTACGGGCAATGCGCTTATTTCTGGTGGTGTTGGTGTTGCCCCGTCATATGGGAAGATTGGGCTTACCACCCATGTAAGTGGAACGCTGCCTGTTGCTAATGGCGGCACTAATGGAACAACCGCTGCGGCTGGATTTGATAATCTTGCCCCAACTACAACACAGGGCGATATTATATATCGCGGGGCAAGCAGCAACACTCGGTTGGCTGCTGGCACAACAAGCCAAGTTCTGATTGGTGGAACAACCCCATCTTGGGGGGCGGTAACCCTTACTACTATGGTTACTGGTACTCTTCCAGTTGGTAATGGCGGTACCGGAACTGCAACAGCTTTCACTACTGGGTCTGTAGTGTTTGCCAATTCCTCTGGGATTTATAATCAAAATAATTCTCAGTTTTTTTGGGATAACACAAATACAAGGCTTGGTATTGGCACAACTTCACCAGATGCAAAACTTACCGTTAATGGTGTTGGCGCTTTTGGGGATGGTTCTGTTTCTGCGCCTGGTATCACCAATACTGGTGATTTAGATACAGGAATTTATTTTTCTGCTGCAAATACAATTGATATAGCAACAGGTGGAACGGCTGCATTGCAGCTTGATTCTTCTCAGAATCTTAAATTCAACTCTGGTTATGGTTCTGTTGCAACAGCCTATGCTTGCCGTGCTTGGGTGAACTTTAATGGTACGGGAACGGTGGCAATCCGCGCTAGCGGCAATGTTACCAGCATCACGGATAACGGTACCGGCGACTACACGGTCAACATGACCAACGCTATGCCAGACGCAAACTACTCATATAACGTGAGTGTTGGCAGCACAAACGATGTCCCAAGATTGGTACTAAATGCGACTGGTGGCGCTCAAACCGAAGTTGCTCCAACAACGTCGGCGTTTCGGTTTTTCATAAACAACGGAGCAAATTCCGCTCAGATAGACTGTAAATATTTAAATGTTGCAGTCTTCCGCTGAAGGAACAATCAAATGAACCAACGCATCATTTACCCTACAGACGAAGGCGGTGTTGCCGTCATTATCCCAGCCTCTGAGTGCGGTCTGACGATTGAAGAAATCGCGGCCAAGGATGTGCCGGAAGGCAAGCCATTTAAGATTGTGGACGTGGCGGATATTCCGTCAGACCGTACCTTCCGTGAAGCGTGGGAATATACATCATGATTACGATTAACATCGATAAGGCCAAAGTCATTGCCCATGACCGGCGCCGCGCTGCCCGTGCGGAGGAGTTCAAGCCGCATGATGAAATCATCATGAAACAAATTCCTGGCGCTGATAATGCGGTGGCAGAAGCGGCCCGTGCCGCCATTCGTGCTAAGTATGCTGCCATGCAGGATCAGATTGAAGCTGCTGCCACGCCAGATGAAATCAAAGCCGCTTTAGGATAAGAAATGTTTGGTTTTTCAACATTCGCTGAAACGCCATTTTCGGCACTTCGTGAAGCGTTTGTTGATGCTCAAGTTGTCATGGATGCAACCGCAACGGTAACAGTTGCGGCAAATGCAATATTAGTTGGTGCCACTCAGATTGATGGCGTTGCCACTCTGGATGTGGCGGGGCAACGTATCCAGGCTGGCGTAATTGATATTCAAGCTGCCGGAGAGGTTGTAATCGCCGGGCAGCGTATTCAGCCAGGCTCCGTTGATATTAGTGCTACCGGCGAACTAAACGCCTCAGCGGCGGTGGTTTACCTTTCTGGTGTCCAGATAGATGGTATTGGGTCTGTAACCATAACTGCCAACCGCATTCAGTTTAGCGGGGCGCAGATGGATGCCTCTGGCACCATGGTGGTTACCGGGGTATTTAAGTGGGATAATATCCCAGACGGTACGGAAATCTGGAATCAATCGGCTGATTCTGCTACAACTTGGACGCCGATTGCAGACGGTTCCGAAACTTGGACTTCAGCAGCCCCGGCGATTGCAACGTGGACAATCGTACCGGATGGCTCTGAAATATGGACGAGGGTGCAATAAATGGCTGATACCACCACAACCAACCTGGGGCTGACCAAGCCGGAAGTTGGCGCTTCAGCGGATAGCTGGGGTACAAAGCTAAATACCGATCTTGACGCCATTGACGCGGTTTTTGCGGCGGCTGGTAGTGGCACCAGTGTCGGTTTGAATGTTGGGGCGGGTAAGACCATAACTGTTGGTGGCACTCAAAATGTCACCGGCACTCAAAATGTCACCGGCACTCAAAATGTCACCGGCACTTTTAAGATAAGTGGGGCCACTTCTGGGGCTATTACCTTCGCCGTCCCATCTGTCTCTGGAACTAATACCCTAACTTTCCCTGCCGCTACGGCAAAGGTGGATGCCTTTCCATCCGGCACAGTAATGTTATTCGCCCAAACGGCGGCGCCTACTGGCTGGACAAAATCAACCACACATAATGATAAGGCGCTTCGTGTTGTGTCTGGTTCCGCCAGTTCTGGCGGGAGTGTGGCATTTACTACGGCTTTTGCTTCTCAGGTGGTATCTGGCACGGTTGGGGCGACAACTCTTACAACCAATCAAATACCAGCGCACAGCCATAGTGTTGTTGATCCTGGACATTTTCATACATTGATAATGACAGCAGGCGGCGGAACTGGCGGCACTGGTTATGCGGGCAATGCGAATGGAGGGACGTATGATACTGGAAGTAAAACAACTGGCATAACCATCGCCAACACAGGTGGCGGCGGCTCCCACGATCACACCTTCACCGGCACCGCTATCAATCTCGCTGTTTCTTACGTCGATGTCATCTTGGCGACCAAAGACTAATGCAGATCGAAGCCAAGCATAACTGCCCACTGGACGGCTTCAATCCCTGTCGGAAGTTGGATTGCGCCTGGTTCATTCAGGTGCGTGGAACAAACCCAAACACCGGTAAAGAAGTGGATGAGTGGGCGTGTGCTATGGCGTGGATGCCAGTTCTAATGATTGAGAATAGCCAGCAACAGCGCCAGACTGGGGCGGCGGTTGAGAGTTTCAGAAATGAGATGGTTCGGGCCAATGAGGTTACTAGTCGCATGTTGTTAGCGGCCAGTGGCCATAAGATGCTTGAAGGATAGGGTTATGGCCATGGATAACCACGAAGCGGCAAAGAATGTGATGGATGCAGTGAGTGTCGTGACGGTTATCGGGACGCTAGCCCAGGTTCTTCCGGCTATTGCGGCTGCTTTTACAATCGTTTGGACGATTATTCGAATTTACGAAACCAAAACGGTTCAGTCTTTTATCAAGCGCGGCAAGTGATGGTGTAGGCAATGCCTTATATCCCCCTCAAATTACCGCCTGGGATTTACCGCCAAGGCACGCAATACCAAGCCGCTAATCACTGGTATGACGCCAATCTGGTGCGGTGGACAGAAGGGACACTTCGCCCTGTGGGGGGCTGGAATAAGCGCCAATATGCTTCTGGTGGTTCTTATGTGGACATCCAAATTACTGGCGCCATGCGTGGGATTCATGCTTGGCGGGCCAATAGCGGGACGGCTTGGGCAGCGGCTGGCGGGGCTGCAAAACTATATGCGTTCAAGGCAAATACAGAACCGCAAAACATTACACCAGTTCGGGAAACTGGATCACTTAGTAATGCCTTCAGCACTTCTTCTGGTTCGCCGGTTGTTACTGTAACAGATGCTTCTCACGGGTTAACAACTGGTGATACGGCACGGTTTACTTCCGGCACCGCGATTGGTTCTAGTGGGATCACGCTTTCTGGTGATTACATTGTTACCGTCACTAATTCTTCTACCTACACGGTGCAGGCTTCCACTAATGCTTCAACCACTGAAACCAGCAAGGGAAGCGCGAATTACGCTTATGAGATTTCAGTTGGCCGCACAGACAGCCAGAATGCTGTTGGGTATGGTGTTTGGACTTATGGTTCAAGTTCATACGGAACACCTAGGCCACAATTAAATGCTTCAGGTATTTTAGATGCCTCAACATGGGCATTGGATAACTGGGGGGAGTATCTTGTTGGTTGCCGGTCTGATGAAGGCAAAATTTATGAATGGGATTTAGGTGGATCTACTAGGGCCGCTTTGATTTCAGCGGCGCCAACTCAAAATAAGTCCATTATCGTTACTAGCGAGCGGTTTCTCTTTGCTTTGGGTGCTGGTGGTAATGCCCGCAAGGTACAGTGGTCAGATCAGGAAGATAATACTGATTGGACGCCATCAGTAACTAATCAGGCTGGCGAATATGAACTAGCAACATCTGGCTCATTGGTCTGTGGTGAGCGCACCAGATACGGTACGTTTTTGCTGACCACTACGGATGCTCATTTGGCGGTCTATCAGGGGCCGCCATACGTCTATGGGTTTGAGCGTGTTGGGTTTGGTTGTGGGGCTATTGGGGCGCAGGCATCTGTCAGCTTGGATAATGGCGTTGTCTGGATGGGCCAGGGTGCCTTCTTTATTTTTGACGGCACTGTTAAGAAGTTGGATTCAAGCGTTAGTGATTATATCTTTGGCAACATTAATTACCAGCAGGCCGCTAAGATCACATCTTGGGTGAACATAGATTATCAAGAAGTCTGGTGGCATTACCCGTCTGAGGGTGCGTCTGAGTGCGATAGTTATGTGGTGTGGAATTTTCGCGAAAATACTTGGATGATCGGGGAACTTAACCGCACCATTGGTATCGCCAATGGTGTGTTTGAATATCCGCTAATGTTTGATCCGTCTGGTTATTTCTATGACCATGAAATCGGCTTCAACTATGATGGGGCTTTGATTTACGCTGAAAGTGGTCCGATTGAGTTCGGTAATGGCGATCAAATTATGGTGGCTCGCCAGGTAATACCGGATGAAAAGACGCAAGGTAGCGTTAGCGTTGAGTTCAAAACTAGATTTGCGCCAGAAGGCACAGAAACTACCCATGGTCCTTATACCATTTCGTCTAAATATACGGATGTGAGGTTTAGTGGGCGCCAGGTCTCTTTTAGGATTGAGGCGGCGGAATTGGGTGATTGGCGGGTTGGTAATTTCCGTCTTGAAGCGGTGCCGGGGTCTAGGCGATGAGGCTCCCGGCTTCCAAACCAACTTATGCCCAAGTTGATGACCAAACGGCCCGCAGCTTGATTGAGCGCGCTGATGCGGAAAACCACAAGCGGAACCGCGATATCGAAGTATCCCCTGGGCGTTTGATTATTAAATCACCCAATGGAACCCGATACAGCATCGAGGTTTCCAATGTAGGGGTGATATCGGCTACCGCCTTATGAAGCCGTTTGACGCGGAATTTGAGCGGTGTTCTGGCTGGCTTCAGGATGCCCTGGATTATGCGGGGAATACGCATGATTTGGCGGATGTTAAGCATGGCATCGCGCTTGGTGAATATCACTTCTGGCCAGCACCAGAAGGCGCCATCGTTACGGAAATAATCACTTATCCCAAGTTCTCTGTTCTTCACGCTTGGCTGGTTGGCGGTAAGCTGGAACAGATTGAGGATATGATACCGGCTTTGGTTGTATTTGGGCGTTCTTTTGGGTGTTCCAAATTAACTGGGTGTGGCCGTGCTGGCTGGGTTCGTGCTTTAAAAGCACATGGTTTTACAGGTATAATGACAACGGTTTCCAAGGAGTTATCGCCATGAGTAAGGGCGGCGGCAAGCAGACCACAACGCAGACGCAAACTCAGTCTGTTGATCCCGAGTTCAAGGCACGGGCTTTGGATGTTTATAACCGGGCGCAAAATGTGGCTGACCGGCCTTATCAGGCATATACTGGTGATCTTGTGGCTGGCTTCACGCCACAGCAGCAGCAGGCATTTAGTATGTTTGGGCAGGCAGCCACGGCGGCCCAGCCAACTATTACTCAGGCACAGGAATTGGCTCGCCAGGCTGGTGGGTATCAGCCACAGACGGTTGCTGAAGCCATGCAGGCTTACGCCAATCCTTATGAGGAATCGGTAGTAAACACGGCGCTGGCGGATATTGAACGCGCCCGCCAGATTGCCCAGACGCAAGGGGCGGCGGCTGCCACGAAGGCAGGTGCTTTTGGTGGTACGCGCCAAGCCGTTGCGGAAGCAGAAACCAACCGGGCGGCTTTAGAGCAAGCGGCCCGCACTGCCGCGCAATTGCGCGCATCTGGCTTTGAAACGGCGGCTGGCCTTGGGGCGCGGGATATTGCCGCCGCCCAACAGGCGGAAGCTCAGCGGCTTGCGGCGGCGGGACAACTTGGTCAACTTGGTGTGGCGCAGCAAGCGGCGCTTACCCAGGGCGCACAAGGGCTATTTGGTGCCGGTGGCGCCCAGCAACAACTTACCCAAGCCCAGCTTGAAGATGCTTACCGCCGCTTCGCTGAAGAGCGCCAGTATCCGCTGGAGCAGTTGCAGATCATGCAGGGCGCGCTTGGTTTGTTCCCAAATCCGATCACCACCACAGGGACAACGACGCAGCGCCAGACGCTCGGGCCAATGGATGTTATTAGCCGGTTGGGTGGGGCTGCGGCCCAAGCCTATACTGGTTATAGGTTGCTCCCGTAAGGAACGACGCTGATGTTTGGGCAAGTTGCTGATTGGCTTGGTGGATTGCTTGGATTTAACCAGCAATCACCAGAGGCTTTGAATCCAATGGCTGCTGGTTACCAGGGGGCAGAAGCTAATCCTGGGCGAACAGAATTTACTCCGCCACGGGCTGATTTATATAGCCGTTTCACGCCAGAACAGCGCCAGCAAATTGGTTACGGTTATCTAATGGATGCCTTTTCGCAGATTGGCGGGCGCCAAGGTAACGCGGCCAATTCGCTTATGAATGCGTTTGATGTTCAAGGCGGCAGGCGTTTACCGTCTTATGGCTTACCTAATCTCCCGGCGATTCGGGTTCCTTCTTTGTTGGGGAATTAATTATGAGCGAAACCTTGCGCCCCCTTGGGGAACTTAGCCGCGATGAGATCACCCAATATCTTGGCGCATTGCGTTTTGGACCAGGGCCGCAGGGTATTCGGTCGCCGTATTCTGAAGAAGAATTGCGGAATCAATTGGATGTTTTAACACAGACTCAGCGGGCTTTACTGAATACAAGCCAAGCAAACCAACCATTCCTTGGGATGGAAGGTAATTTACCTGGGTCTTTGGCGGTTCAGCCTGCGCCTGGTGTATATTCGCCCGGTATGGGTATGTCAGAACAGGCGCCACTTCGCCATGTCGATAGGCAACCAGCGGTGCCCCTTCCGCCTGTTCAAGAGCGGGTAGTAACGCCAGTAACGCAACCCATTTCTGTTCCGGCTTATCAGCCCCCTGCCCCGCCCCAGCAGGCAGCGCCTTTACCCCCTCCCGTTCCGGCGCCACAAGTTCCGCAGATGCCAGAGCAATCTTCTGGCGCTTCAGGCAATACCCTGCTTGGCTTGGCGGCGATCACGGATGCCTTCGCCATTCTTGGCGGTAGGCAGCCCACTATGCTGGCTCAAATGGCGCCAATTGCCCAGCAGCGGGCGCAACAGCAGGCGCTAAACCAGATTATCGGGCAGCGTATGCAAGGCGTTTTGACGCCGCAGCAGGCTACCATTCTTGGTAATGCCGTGCAGCAGGCTGGCACTGCGCCGCAAGCAACACAAGAAGCGCCTTATGGTGGGGGTTTCTCTGCCCGTGGTTTGGCAATCAATACCCAAATGGAAAGCGGTGGCGTTCCAACAGCACAAAACCCGCGTTCTAGTGCGTATGGGCCAAATCAATTCATCACCAGCACTTGGAATGAGTTTGCCCGCGCTAATCCAGAATTGTTCCAGGGTATGTCCCAGGATGAAATCCTGGCGGCACGGTCCAATCCAGAACTGAGTGCGCGTGCTACCCAATGGAATGCGCGCCGCAATTCTGAAGTTCTTTCAAATGCCAATCTGCCGGTTAATGACGCAACGCTTGCTGTTGCCCATATGTTTGGCCCGCAGGGCGCACTTCAGATTTTGCGTTCAAATGCTGATGCCAAGATTGAAGATGTGGTTTCTCCAGCAGTTTTGCGGGCTAACCCAAATCTCGCTGGCCGTACCACTGGCGATGTCGTTGGTGAATTTGGCAACCGATATGCCCCAGCCGCCTTAACGCCAGAACAGCGTGCAGTTGCTGCCCAGACTACTGTGGCGCCTACGGCTGGTGCGCCTGGTACTGCTTTGCGCCCACGTGGTCTTGAAATGACGCCACAACTGGCGGCCACTTTGCAGGCATTGCCCCCGGCGGAGGCGCTGAAGTTGCTGACGCAACTTGATCTCCAGGCCGCACAGCAACGCGGCACCCGTATTCTTTCTGGCGCTGAGTCTCGCAGCATTCTTGGCGAAGCCTATGACCCCGATAAGGTCTATCAGGTTACCCAAGAAGGCGGGATTACGGTGGTGCCTGGCACCCGTGAAAGCCAGACGCCAACACGCCAGCAACAGACGGCACTTGAAGGCGATCTTCGCACTCAATTTGGCGCGCAGAAGCCGGTTCAAGAATTCTTGCAGATGGGGCCACAAATCCGCGCCATCCGTGATGGCGTTGCACGTGAAAACCCAAGCCGCCTGAATGACATTAACCTGACGTTTGCCTTCGCCAAGATGCTTGATCCAACCTCAGTGGTTCGGGAAAACGAGGCTGGTCAGATTGTTGCTAGCGCGAGCGTTATGGATCGGCTTGGTGGATATATTTCCAGGCTTAATGGCGGTGCTGCCTTCTCGCCTGAATTGCGGGCGCAGTTGTTGCGTGAGGCAGAAAGCCGGTATTCTTCCGCCCGTGAAGCCTATGATGTTGAAGCAAATGCCTATCGCGATCTTGCGCGCAGTTATGGCGTTGAGGCTGGCCGGGTAATCCCGCCACGGGCTGATTTGCCTGCTGCGCGGCCTATCCCTGGAAGCCGCGAGGCTGAAGCGGGGCAAGCGGTAATTGGTGAAGCCCAGCGCCCTGCTGCCATTGCAGATTTGCAGAACCGCGTCCAATCTGGCGCCTTGTCAGTGGATCAGGCCAGAAGTTACGCTCGCCGCATGGGCATCCCCAATGCTGAAAGGCTCTTCCAATGAGCGAATCCGTATCAGCTATCATTGATCGACTGATTGCCCAAGATCGTCGCCGGGAACAGGCCGCTGGTGCGGTACTTCCTGGGGGCGCTGCGGCTGCTTTGCAGGGTCTAACTTTTGGTTTTGGTGAGGAAGCCGTTGCTGGATTGAGATCGGCAGTTGGCAGAACGCCATATGAGCAAGCATTGGCTGAAGAACGGGCCAATTTGGCCCAATATCGTGAACAATACCCTGGCAGGGCCGCTGCCTTTGAAGTGGCTGGCGCTATACCCACCGCTATTGCTGCCGGTCTTGCTACTCCTGCCACTGGCGGGGCTTCTGCTGCTGCTGGTGCGGCTAATGTGGCCCGTGCCGCTGGGATGGGGGCGAGGATTGCCCAGGGCGCCCGCACAGGGGTTGTAACTGGCGCCGCCACTGGTGGCTTACAGGGTTTTGGCGAAGGCGAAGGTGGCCTTGGTGAACGGCTTTCCAGCGCAGTTGGTGGCGCTGCTTTAGGTGGCGTTGCTGGTGGTGTCATTGGTGGTGCTGCGCCAGTTGCGGTGGAACGGGCACAAACCTTCTACCGTGGCCTTCGCGGTGGTGCGCCAGAGGCAGAACGCCGCTTGGCTGGGCTTCCGCCAGGCACTGCGGCGGCTGATATTGAGGCGGCTTTGGCTGCACGACAGGCCGGGGTTCCTGGCCAAGCGGTGACATTGGCGGAGCGCCTTGGTGAACAGGGCATGACTGCCGCTGAAGCCTTGGCGCAAGCCCCCGGCACAACCCGCCAAACTGCTGCCGATCTACTCCGTGCGCGTACTGCGGGGGCTGGTGATCGGGTTGATGCGGGTTTGCGGGCTGTATTTGGTGATGTGGAAGATGCGTATGAGCGCAGCCTGGCACTCAGGGCGCAACGCCAGCAGGACGCTATTCCGGCTTATCAGGCTGCATTCTCGTCTGCACGGCCATTGGCTGAAGGTGAATTAAAAGACACCATTGAACGGATTCCAACCCGTTATCGTTCCAGGGCAGAACGCAGGGCTAGGGATGAAGCGCAGGCCGTTGGGCAAACGGTTGATTTCAAAGGCACACCAACAGCCCGTGATCTTCATTATTTGAAGATGGGATTGGATCAGGAAATTGATACCCTGTTCCGTGCTGGCGATGCTGGTGCTGCCAATCTTCTAAAGCCATTCCGTGATCGGATTGTGGGAACCTTGGATGATGTCACCAGGGTTGATGGTCGCAGCCTGTACCAAGAAGCCCGCGCCCTATATGCGGAGCCTTCCGCCTTGTTGCGCGCCCAGAAACTTGGCCAGGATGTTTTCTCACCATCCATGCGCCCCCAGGATTTGCGGGATCGACTGGCAAAGATGTCGCCGGATGAACTCTCGGAGTTTTCCAATGGGCTGATGTCCAAGATCAGGGAGCAAATCCAGAAGGTAAAAGGTGAGCGGAATATCGTTAATTCCTTCTTTGGCGATCAGCGCCAGAAGGAATTGATCCGCACTGCCTTGGAAGCCGTAGCTGGCGACAAGGATGCAGGCAAACTGAAGTTCGAACTGCTGCGCCGCTTCTTGGAAACTGAAACCGGAATGCGTGGCTTTCAGTCGCAGATGCTTGGCGGTTCAGCCACTGCCCGCCGCTTGCTTGGTCAGGAACTGGTTGGTGCAGGCGGTGGTGCTGCTGGTGGTGCCGGTCTTGGTTATCTTGGCGGATATGACCCAACAAGCGCCGCAGCCATGGGTGCTGCTGCTGGTGCTGGCTTGCGTAGCCTTCGCGGTTACACGGGTGGTCGGGCGCAGGATATTATGGGCCAACGTTTGCTGGAAACTGATCCAATGGCGCAAATGAAAATCCTCACTCAAATGGCGCAAGCCAGGCAGCGGGAAATGGCTAATCAGCAACGGCTGATGACCACCATTCCTGGCGGTGTTTCTGCTTTAGCTGGTCAGCAAATTGGTGGCGCACCACAGGCGCCGATGCCGGGGCTTTTGCGATAGAATGACACCACATAACAAAAAAGTATTCCTAGAAGCCCATGAAGCCGTCGCGCTTCATGGGTCTATCTTCAAGGCCGCGCTTGCCTTGGGCATACCCTACCAAACCTTCCGGCGCCGCTATAATCGGGCGCTTGAATTGCTGAATAAGCCCGATGTGCGATCCACACCGCGCAGCCTGGGACGTGAGCCATTGGCTGTCCCATATTCAGAAAACCAAGGCCGCAATTCCGAGTTGATAATGGAATTAGAGCCAATCAGGGACGGCATTGCCATATGCTTCTCTGATTGCCATTGGCGATCATTAACGCAGGCCCGTTCCGTATCCCATGAAGCCCTGTTGCATGTAGCCCGGCACATTAAGCCGGGTTTTTTATTCTGCCTTGGTGATGCGGTAGATATGGGCGCCATCTCTCGCCATCCGCCGCTGATGTGGTCTGAGGTGAAGAAGCCAACCGTTAAGGAAGAACTGGCTGCCGCCCAGACCCATTTGCGGGACATCCGAGAAGCTGCTGGCGATCCAGAATGTTACTGGGTGCGGGGCAACCACGATGATCGGTACGACAAGTTTTTAAGCGCCAATGCCGCTGCCTTTGAAGGCATGGGCGCTTTTAGCCTGCAAGACCAGTTCCCAGACTGGCCTATGTGCTACCGGCTGGACGTTGGCGACGTGTCTATGGTTCACCGTTATCATGGCGGCATCCATGCCGGGTATAACAACGCCATGAAGTCTGGGCGCACCATTATCAGTGGCGACACCCATGCCCTGGATGTGCGGCCCCTTAATCACTGGTCCAAACGTATCTGGGGCGTTCAGTGCGGGATGCTGGGCGATCCAAACTGGCCGCAGTTCAACTACCGTATGGGCATCCCAGGCCACCAGAATCAGGGCTTTATCGTTATCTCTTGGAAGGATGGCGTGATGATGCCGCCAGAAATCTGTGAGGTTTCGGATGGGGCCGCCTGGTTCCGTGGGCAGCTAGTTTGTGGGCGTGTACGGAAGAAAGCCGGACGGGGGTAACCATGCGCCGTATAAAGGTTGTCGATTCAGACGAGCCTGGTGAACACCATGAAGTTGGGTTTGCCGAGGCTGCCCAGCAGATGATCTCAACTGCCCTAGCAGATGGCGCGGTGGCAATCATGGTGGTTTGGGAAACGCCAGCCGGGTATAAATACGGGGCTGTTCCTTATTCCCATGCCGTTCTGCGGGGTCTTTCGGATCAGGCTTATTCGGAAATGTGGATTAAATCTGAGGAGGTGGACGACGAATGATTGCCGCCCTGTTGCCCGTTCTTGGGCCGATTCTTAGCGATGTTATCCGCCGTGTGGTCCCAGATGGAGAAGCCCAGGCCAAGGCAGAAGCCGAAGCACAGCTTTTGCTCATGCAGCGCAGCAGCCAGATTGAACAAGCCGCCGCTGATATCGTAAAGACAGAGGCACAGTCAGAGCATTGGCTCACCGCCACATGGCGTCCGATTGTGATGTTGACCCTAACGGGGATGATTGTGGCCCGGTGGATGGGCTATAGCGCGCCAGGTATTTCGGAAGCAGAGGCGCTGAAGTTATGGGGTATCGTGGAGATCGGGCTGGGTGGCTACGTCATTGGGCGTTCGGCAGAAAAGATAGCGCCAATGGTGGCGGAGGCAATGCGGCGCCGATGAAAGACAATTTTCCCGCTTGCTTGGAAGTAGTGCTTCACCATGAGGGGGGATGGTCTGACCATAAAGATGACCCTGGTGGCGCCACTATGAAGGGCGTTACACTAGCCACTTTCAGTAATTTCCTTGGGCGCCCAGCCACAAAAGATGAACTCAGGAATATTAGCGATGAACAAATTAACGCCATTTATCACCGCAACTATTGGGGCCGCGTTGCTGGCGATAGGTTATCTTCTGGCCTTGATTTATCTGTGTTTGATATGGCCGTTAATGCAGGCGTTAGTCGTTCTGTGCGAATGCTTCAAGAAATTGTCGGCAGTACGCCAGATGGAGTCTTGGGGCCGCGCACTTTGGCAGCGGTTGCGGAACAGGACACACTATCTCTAATCCGCCAGTACGCGGAAGAGCGGCGGCGGTTTTATAAGTCGCTGAAAACCTTTGATGTGTTTGGACGCGGATGGCTTCGCCGCGTCGATGAAGTCGAAGCCAAGGCAAAAGATATGGTGGAGAGTTTCACATGAAACAGACTAAGGCGCAGAAAAAGATCGGTAAGGTTATGGGCGAATACAAAGCCGGAAAACTGCATTCCGGCAGCAAGAAAGGTCCTATGGTCAAATCAGAAAAGCAGGCCCTGGCCATTGCACTTTCTGAGGCTGGAAAAGCCCGCAAGAAATGATATAGTGGCGCTGCCTCCCTGGGGCAGCATGACGTTTTCTCCCTTCTGAAACTGACCCGGCCTTGTGCCGGGTCTTTTTTTATAACCGCTGCCTCTGCCTGCCAGACGTACCATGTGCGCCAGGTTCATATGGATTGGTGCCTTTCTTCAGTCGGCAATCCGCACACATTCTGTTATGCGGGCCTTCTGACCAGAACATTTCCAGGCAAGACAGGCATTTACGCTCTTTATCAAATCTATTTTCAAATTTCGTCGAAAAATGTGTTTTGTCACGCCACCGTTTTACAGTGTCCACCGCGACGCCAGCAGCGCGGGCAATCTGCACCAGGGTTTCGCCGCGTTCCAAGGCGGCTTCTATATATGCTTCCCGCTGTCGCCGCACCTCTGGATGCACGGCTTTCCCAGGGCCGTGGCGCATTGGTGGTAAAGCCGGGTCTTGTGGTGGCGGTTCATAAGTGAAGAGGTCTGGTTGGTCCTCATCCATCTTTCTTCCCTCCTGCCAGCGCGGCGTCGATAAAATCTGATACTTGGTACAGTTCCCTGAAGCCCATGTCCAAATCCACGATTAGGTCGTCAAGGTTTCGCAGCGCCGCTTCCAATTCCGCGATGCGGGCCAGCGCAACCTGCAACTGCGCCTTGGCTTCAACGGTTTCCGCCGCAACTGATGCGGTGTTTTCGGCTTGTATTTGCATGGTATTTCTCCTTGTTATGGCCCCCGCGCATGTTCGGTCAAAACAGGCGAGATTCCTTTCCGGTTGGCGCGGGGGAGCGTGGCACTATGCCGCGTTACACATACCGCCAGATACGGACACCGTTGTCGATGTTGCGGGCGGTAAATTTCTTGGGGGAATAGGCTTTGTTGGCGCGGCTTACTGCCGAATAGACAGACATCACCTTCTTTGCTTGCACAAAGAAGCTATCGCCAAGTGCCAGTTCAGCGAATGGGTATTTCCGTGATCCAGGCTTCCTGCCACGCTTGCGTGCCGGAAGCGGGATGTCTTTTTCAATTACTGCCGTCTTCATTTTCCCATGTCTCCTTAATCTGATCTTCCACTGATTTGATTTTTCGCCACATTGCCCGATCCAGAACGGAGAGTCGGACCCAAACGTCCCAGTGTTCCCGTAAGCCGTCGAACGCCACAGGCTTGTTGTTGTTTACCCGTGTTGCCCTGTCCGTTAGTGCTTCCTTCGCCAGTTGGTACACCGCTGTCAGTCTCCGCATTCTTTCCCTTTGTTGGGGCGTCATTTATCCAAATCCCATTACTGCCATGAACGTATTTGAACCCCTCATCTTCCAACCACTTGGCCGCCGCCTTCAGGCTGGCGAAGGCAGCAATTGGCTTCCAGACGCGGTTGCTTATGTCGTCGATTTCTACGAACAGATCAGACCGATGGTTGTGGTTGTCCGTTTTTAGGACGTTTACCTTTACGGCGCGGGTCATGCGGCTTTCTTTCGTGGCCCGAGTTCGCGATTGGTCGCCAATTTATACATCGCCACCTCAACTGACTTTGTAGTGCGGTGCAGTTCCTTGGCGATTTCAGAAACTGACTTCCCAGCACTCATGGATGCCAGCAATAACCTAATGTCAGCCTTAGACCATGGCTTGCGGTTGTTTTTTGGGCGCGGTGCTTCCAAGATCATGGCGCCTTGGATTGGCTGTCCCTCACCAATGAAGGCCGCCATCTGGCGCGCCAAGCTCATAGCTTCTTGCGGGTCTTTGGCTTTGTCGAAAGCCATACGCAGGATTTCAAGCTTGTTCATAGTCCGGGTTCTCCACTTGCTGTTGCGATACCGGCAGCCCGCAAGCGGGCTTCTTGCTCCGCTGCTTCCACCGCGTGTTTAAATTCATCCCGCACCCTGACGGCACGGGCATATGATCCATTGGTGAACGCCATATCGTCAGCCCATTCGATACGGACGATTTCATCTTCTGCCTCGGCTAACCGGCGACGCAGTTCATCTAGAGTTGTTTGCTGTGGGTGCTGCATGGCGTCACCCAAACAACGCAATGAGAATGGCGAAGAAAAAGATGAATGCTGCGGCGCCAATCATTTGCAGCACCATTAAAATCCACCACATGGCGGAACGGTATTTAAGGTATTCCATTTGCTTTCTCCCGAGGCTTGCTTGCCTGAAATGGACAATAATGGGATGTGGAAAAGATCGTCAAGTGAAAAAACGCGCTTGACACGATTTTTTTATCATGCCATGTATCGTTTATGTTGGATCACGTTCCCTACCGCCGTCTGCTTCGCAGCAACGGCTTCACTTTAAAAGACCTGGCGGAAAGGTGCGGTGTGTCCGTGCCAACCGCTGGGCGGTGGATTGTGTGGCTAACGTATCGGAATGCCGGTACGCCGCCGCCACTCACACAGGTCGCCACCATTATGGAAATGTGTCGCAGCGATGATTATACTTATGGACAGGTTTGGGCGCATGTCTGCACAGGAACCCTGGATGGACATCTGCCCCGAAGGAATGCGCGCGGTGACTAGCCTCCCACAGCCGCGCGCCCGGCAGCCCGGCGCGAATACTACGAACCCGCGACAGGCTGCCGGTCAATTGGTGCCGAGGTGGCATCATCCCCCGCCGGATATAACAGCCGCTCCCCCGAGCGTCCGGCGGGGGTTAGTTATATGAAACTGACCATCGCCATCCCGTTTACGCCGGTAGCCAAGGGCCGCCCGCGTATGACGCGCCAGGGCCGGGCCTATACGCCAGCTAAGACGCGGTTAGCAGAGAACGCCATTAAGGCGTATCTGATGAGCCTTGGCGTTGAACCGCGTGAAGGCCCGCTGGATGTGTCAGTATTCGCCATCATGCCGATCCCGCCATCTTGGGCGAAGGCAAAGCAGGCTGATGCACTGGCGGGGTTGATCTCGCCAACTGGCAAGCCAGACTTGGATAACATCTGCAAGCTGGTCCTAGATGCCGCCAACGAAATCCTGTGGCGTGATGATAGCCAGATTGTGAAGCTTGACCTATGCAAAGCCTATGGCGGGAAGCCTGGGTATATTCTGAGTGTGGGAGAATACAAAACCGATGAATGATCCCTTCGCCGCCCATGGCATCCACCACTTGTCGGCATCATCGCTGAATACCTACGCCAGCCAACCTGCTGCCTGGGCGATGTCTTACCTGCTGAAGCGGCGCTTGCCGGTGGGGGCTGCGGCCCATCGTGGTACCGCTATTGAAGCGGGCGTATCGGCTGGGCTGTTTGATCCCGAAAAGCCCGTGGATGATTGCATTGCAATCGCCGTGGCAGAGTATGACCGGCTTACCGCGCTATCCGGTGATCCCCGTCGCGACGCACAGCGTAAAGTGGTGCAAGACACCGTGCCGGTGGCACTGGCCGAACTGCGCCAATATGGCCGCCCGACACCGCCAGAAGAGGGGCAACACCAGCACCGGATCAGCAAGCCGCTGGGCGATGGGCTGCCAGACTTGGTTGGCTATCTGGATTTCTACTGGCAGGAACACGGGCTGGTGTTAGACTTAAAGACCACAGAGCGTGTGCCTGGCCAGATTTCCAGCGCCCATGCGCGCCAGGGGTGTGGGTACGTTGTCAATACAAACAACATCTGCCGGTTTGCCTACGCATCACCAAAGAAGATCGCCGTATATCAGTTGGAAGGTGTCCAAGATCATTGGACACATATGCAGGCCATTGCCCAACGGATGAAGCGGTTTCTGGCGATTTCGGCGGATAAGAATGAGTTAATCGGTTTGCTGGTGCCGGACGTAGATAGCTTCTACTGGTCCGAACCAGCCGCAGAGGCAGCCCGTAAAGAAATCTACGGGATGTAAACACGACGCGCCAACGTGTTCAAATTTGGCGCATTTTTAGACATATGGAGCCTGTTATGGGTTTAGGTCTTTCTTATTCATCTAGTGAAACCGCCAGCAGCGATTTCCTGCCGCTGGTCAGCTACAATGCCAAGGCAGGGCGGCTGAAGTTTTCCCAACGCGTGGAGGTCAATGGTCGCTGGGAAAAGCAGGAAGAAGATGTTTCTTTTCAACAACCTGCCTTCGTGGCTGATATGGAAAACATCCAGGTTGGTTGGCTGTTCTTTAAGGCCGGTATGGCGCCAGTGCGCGCACTGGTGAAGATCGGTCAGCCACTGCCGCCAGTTCCCATGGGCGATTATGGCGTGGATGAGCGTGGCAACGCCAATAAGCCAAAGCAGGGTTTCGCCATGCGGGTGCTAGATGGCAACCGGACGGTACGGGAGTTCAGCAGCAATGCTGGCTCAGTTCTGAGTGCCATTGATGCCTTGCATACCGTTTATGAGAATGCCCCAGAACGCGGCCAAGGCATGTTGCCAGTGGTGCAATTTCAGGGGGCAACGGAGGTAAAGGGCAAACATGGCAGCAACTACAGCCCGAATTTCCAGATCGTCAAATGGGTTCCTCGTCCCGCCGAACTTCCGGCGGGCGCGCCTGCGGCTGCTGTTCCGCAAAGTGTGGCTCCGGCTGCCCTCGCGCTGGCGCCTAGCCTACCTCCGCCAACGCCCCAGGCCGCCAAGCCGCTGCCGTTTTAAGCAGGCTTAAATAGCGAGGGGGCGCAATTAAAGGTTGCGCCCCTTAACTTTATTAAGGGGAAGAAAACAACATGCAGAACTGCATCCCACTTGATGATCCGGCCTACCCGCCGCACAGTGAGTACCCCGTTAAAAAGCCGAGGCCCCAATGAGCGCGCCATACAACGCACCCAGCCTGTCAGCGCCCGCCAAGGAATGGGCGCTTTACTACCTGCGGCGCGGGTGGTCCGTGGTGCCCGTGCGGCGGGGGGAAAAGATACCCGCAGTGCCATGGCACCAGTTCCAGCACAGGCGGG